CCGACTGCATGTGTTATAGTTAGTCTATTTGTGCTAGCATTCCAAGATGCGCTAACATTTGAGAACCCTAAAGAACTAACAGCAGCAGGAATTAACGATGCTATTACGGTAGTTGTATTAGGTGGAGTAATAGTTGCAGTATTTACAGACCAGCTATTAGATCCAATTGTTGTAACTTTTAATGTAAATGTGTATGTATTTTGCGTAGTTAAACTTGTTGCAACATTGCCAGTTGCTACTGTTGCACCTACTACATTTCTCTGTTTAATTCTAAATTTAGCAGTTTCAGCTGTTAAGTTGGCTGGATTACTATCAATATAAACAGATCTTATAGGAATATTTTTTCCACCGCCTGCCGAATCTAAAGCATAATTTGCTTCTTTATTTCCTGCATAGATAGGTGCATTAACGGTACTCCATGTTTGTGTAGCACCATTGTAATATTTTAGACTCCAATTTGCACCATTTGAAGGTACTGTAGTTGTTATCCAAACACTACCGGTTGCTGTAGAACCATTGAATGTAGGATATGTAAAGTGGGGACTGATTTGTACAAGTTTACCAGTTTCGAAACCAGTTTCGACTAGGCCCCATGTATTATCTGACCTTTTATAATATAAAGCAGCGTCAGTTGAAGTGCTGTATGATACTACCATACAGTAATCACCTTTTGAACCTAAATCATTAGTAGGAACTCCAGAAACTAGTTGTGTTGATGGCGAATTATCATCTATCACTATAGGAGTTTTTACTGTAAACTTTTGTGTACTAGAATTCCATTCTTTAACTCCGAATACACTTGCATCAGAATCTAACCAAAATGTACCAGGTACCGGATCACCTTTAGGTGCAGAACTTGTTGGTGCTAGTTGTTCTGTATCTAAATCTGCACGAACAACATATGCCCTCGAACTTACACCTAAAACACTATATGCAGCCTGCAGGCCATATTCGTTTAGTTCTCCACCATGTTGAGGATTACTACTAGCATCTGTATAAAATAAAGGTGTACCAAATGTTTCAACTAAATCTCTTTGACTGGTTATTAACCAAACTTTACCGGCATTGTCAGCTGTTGTTCCCTGTGCAATACTGCCGCTAGGATTTCTCTTATCTTGTGCTGAAGCAACAAATAACATTGGGGTTGTACCCGGAGCAGCAGGTAGATAGAAACTTTCGTCAACTACTTGTACTTGTACGCCTGGTGATTGCAAATTTGCCATTATATGATCTCCTCGATTGGATTTACTTTGTTATATTTAGCACCGATAGTAAAAAAGATACCGGTTAAATACATACAAAAGGGATCGATAAAGGGCGTATGATTAGAGATTTATGCAAAGAATGCGGTAAAAGACCCGTTGCTATTAACTACTATAAAAATAACAAACCTTTTTTTAGGTCAAAATGTGACCATTGTGCTAAAAACAGAAAAAAGGAAAGGCCGCTATGGGCCTTTTACGGATATAAGAAAAAATCAGAATGTGATAAGTGTGGGTTTACTTCAAAATATCAAGAACAATTTAATGTGTATTACGTTGATGGGAATCCAAGCAATTGCAAATATTCTAATTTAAAAACTATCTGTGCTAATTGTCAACGTATACTACATAAACTTAAGCTGCCATGGCGACAGGGCGATCTAAAACCTGACTTTTAATTAAAGATTCTAATTGGTCAAACAATTCAACGATAGTTCCGTTGTTTGTTATTTCAACATTTACAGGTAGTCCGACCCATGCTGTTTCGCTACTATGAATTCCAAGTTGATCTAATCGATGTTTGCCTATTGCCCAACCTAAGTGCTTTTCACCTTTGTTAGCATTAACTGCATGATCATACCACACAGGCTCTGGACCTCTTTTAATTCTTACAACAATTCCGCCAGAATTTTTAATAGCCTTCATTTCGTTAGGAAATCTCACATCACTGATTACAATGCTATCTTTAGTTTTTCTAAGTTTATTTTCTAAACTAGCGATCCAAATGTCATCGTGGAAATTATTCCTGCAAACTTCGGTACCCCAATGTTGTAATACCCAACGTGGAGTAAGTTTGGGCATCCTTAATCTATCTGCCCACCATTGATCAACGGTTTCTCTCCACTCACGAGCTTCTGTTGTGCGACCTTCTAGTAAAGTTCGATCCCATCCAAATACGTGAGCAACGGCATCTTTTAGTGTGTTGGCAAAACTATCTCGTCTAAATCCGTGATAATTAACCAAATAATCAGCAGCAGTATCTTTGCCACAACCTATAAATCCCACGAATCCTATAATCATAGTAGCTCCAAGCAATACTATAATTTATACAAAAATAAGGGAAGTGTCAAATATTTTATTAACCAATGACAAAAGTTAACGGGGTTGAACCGTCTTTATAATTAACAAGGTCTTGCTCTAAAATTTCTATCTCAGCTTTGCCTTCTCCCTTTAGTGCAGCACCATTTAATTGTGTACCACCTTGAGGACTTGCGATTTGTGCAAACTTTTCACGAGCTTCACCTAACATTAATTTACAAGTTGCTAGACTATAATCTTTTAACCATTGATTAGCAAATGGGTCTTGCATCAAATTAAAGTCGGGTCTGTAATTGTGTATCCACAATAGCACTTCTTCCTCTGACCTTGGACGTTGCATTAAGGTCAATTTTTTAGTAGTTCTATTAAACGTAAAGTTTATTTCACTGCCGAACATTTTACCAACTTGCTTTTGATAACTTGCAAATGCGTAATAGGTAGCCAATCCGCCCATATTTGTAGCAGTTAACAAATATGTGTTTGAATAAGCTAAATTGAATGGTTCAAAAAGTGTGCCGCCTTGGCCGCCACCTGAACGAGAACCTATGCTACGTCTAAAAATTTGACGAACATTTGTTACTTCAGATGGTAAAATATAGTCGTTTCTGTCAACTTCGATAGTTAAAAAGCTGAAACTTTCCTCTACTGCATTACTGCTTCGTTGACGGAACTTGTTTAAAGCACGGTCAATAGCAGTATTGTAATGTACAGGATCTAATTCTACGTCAATCATACCAGCACCTAGCATGGTCTGACAGTAGTCTATAATTTTTTGGCGTTCGTTTTCGTTCTCAGTCATATCAATATTTATGCTATAAATACATTACTATGCCAAGACTTTCTTTATATCGCCCCGAAAAAGGCAATGATTTTCGTTTTTTAGATCGTGTGATCAACGAACAATTCCAAGTAGGTGGAACTGACGTCTTTATTCACAAGTATCTAGGACCAGTCGATCCTGCCGCAGGTGAAAGCACCCCTACAACTCCGAACAATTCGAACCCAATACCGGAATTAGGTATTCAAGATCTGTTGTTTATGGAAAATAGAGATCGTCATTATGACCCCGATATCTATATCATTCGTGGAATTTATACATTACAGGACGTAGATTTTAATTTAAGTCAATTCGGATTGTTCTTACAAAACGATAACGTAATGCTTCATTTTCATTTACGTGGTATCGTGGATACAATAGGACGTAAACTTATGGCCGGTGATGTAATCGAATTACCACATCAAAAGGACGAATATGGCCTAGACGAAAGTTTAGTTGCATTAAAAAGATTTTATGTAGTACAGGAAGTCACACGCCCAGCAAATGGATATAGTCAAACTTGGTATCCACATTTAATTAGAGCAAAATGTGCCCCGATCGTTGATTCACAAGAATTTAAAGAAATTCTTGACAAAGATTCAGGTGCCGAAGATGGTAGTACATTACGTGATTTGTTATCTACATATCAAAAGAATTTAGAAATCAATAATCAAATTATAGCCCAAGCACAAGAAGATACAGGAAAGACCGGATACGAAACACAACATTTGTATGTACTACCAGAAAAAGAAGCCACAGGAACATTAGATGCACTAGATACAACTATCGACAGCGATGCTAGTACGACATACTTAGATGCTAGTCTAGTATTAAACAGCCCAAGAAAAGATTATTATGTAGGTTATCTAACTGGTGAGGGTGTTCCACCAAACGGATCACCATATAGTTTCGGAATAACATTTCCTGCTAATCCTGTAAGAGGTCAATTCTATTTAAGAACCGATTATCTTCCTAACAGATTGTTTCGATTTGATGGTACTACCTGGATTAAGTTTGAGGATAATGTAAGAATGACTAATAGTACCCAAGGTGGCACACAAACAACTGATATTAATAAAATTAGAAATAGTCAAAAAGCCGGGTTCATTAATAATGAAAACACAGCAACTATTGCAGGCGAGGTTGTACAAGAACGTCAAGCACTAAGTAAAGCATTAAAACCAAGAGCAGATAATTAAGTAGGAGATTAAATTGGATTATTTTTACGACGGCCAGATAAGACGTTACCTTGCACAATTTATACAAGTCATGAGCAACTTTAGCTATAAGGATAGCAAAGGCCAATTAGTACAAGTTCCTGTACGTTATGGTGACATGACTAGACAAGTTGCACAAATACTTAAAAAGAATAGTGAAAATACTATTCCTAGTGCCCCATTTATTGCCTGCTATATTAAAGATCTGCAATTCGATCGCCCTAGATTACAAGATCCGTCCTTTATTAGTAAAATTCATATACGTGAACGTGAATTTGATGATAGTGCTCAAGAATATCTAAACACTCAAGGTAGTAATTATACTATAGAACGTATAATGCCTACTCCCTATACTATTACTTTTGCAGCAGATGTTTGGACAAGTAGTACAGATCAAAAATTACAATTATGGGAACAAATTGCAGTATTGTTTACTCCTAGTTTTGAAATACAAACTACTGACAATTATGTAGATTGGACCAGTTTAAGTGTTATCGATATTGATACACAAACGTTTACTAGTCGTCAAATTCCCCAAGGTGCAAGTGAAGACATTGATATTTTTAGTTGGACATTTAAAGCACCTATATGGATAACACCTCCTGCCAAAGTTAAAAAATTAGGAATAATTACAAAAATTATCACTAATATATTTTCTAGTAATGCTACAGGAACAATAAATTCAATCTATGATAAAATAGGTGCTGCGGAAATGTTTGAAGGAACAGAGCCTGATGCAACTATAACTATAACACCTGGCGATTTTGATCTATTAGTGTTGAACAATACTGCACGTTTAATAAAATCAAATGGTGACGGCGAAGCTATAGATTTATCCAACCCTAGAAATTCTTCTAGTTGGCATACTTTATTAGATGTATATCCTGGAAAGTTTCGTGCAGGTCTAAGTCAATTAAGATTTAATCAAGACGGAGAAAATGAAGTTGTTGCTTATATCAGTCTAGATCCAGTTGACGATAGAATAATGATGTTAAACATCGATACTGATACTATACCTACTAACACAATTTTATCCGGTCGTGGAACAGTCGATGCTATTATTAATCCAGAAACTTATGATCCAAGAGGATTAGCAGCAGGAACTAGATATTTAATTTTAGAAGATATAAACTTAAACGATCAATTTGGAACACCGGGATATGATGGACCTGACGCTTGGAAAAATGCAGACAACACAGATTTTCAAGCTCACGGAAATGATATACTTGAATGGAACGGAACCAATTGGACCATCATTTTCAATTCTACATTATCAAACAATATCATTTATATAACTAACTCGTACACAGGAACACAATATAAGTGGTCAAATGGTTCTTGGAGTAAAGTGTATGAAGGGATATACGATAAGAGACTATGGAGACTAGTTCTATAATTTGTAGCGGCGGTTTATTTTTAAGTAAAGAAACAAAAAGATTTCTCTTACTATTGCGCAATCAAGGAAAAACCGCAGGAACCTGGAGTATAGTTGGAGGCAAAAAAGAACCGTCCGACTATACAATTTTTGACGGCCTTAAAAGAGAAATTGATGAAGAAATAGGAAAGTTATCAATTCCTGTTATAAAGACAGTTCCGTTAGAGTTATTTGTGAGTCACGATCAGCAATTTCAATACAATACATATATTTTGATTGTAGAAAAAGAATTTATTCCAGAACTAAATCATGAACATTCTGGATATGCATGGTGCAATTTTGATTGTTGGCCGAGACCTTTACATCAGGGATTGAAAAACAGTTTTAATAATAAAATTATTAGAGCTAAGTTAGAAATTATGTTAGAGTTAATCTAACATATTGACATTAAATGCCCAAGTACCTAAATGACTTATCTCTCTACTTAATGTTGTATCTATTTTAACAGTATAACCTAAGTTGGCCATTTTTTGACATAGGATCATATCTTCACCCAACCAATCATTACTCTTGGGTGTCCATCCAAAATCAAACCAAGGTTTAGGAATTTTAGTAAAGATTTCCGTTTTCATTAAGAAACAGCCCATACCAACACCCTCAACAGGTACTAGTTGGTCTTTTACATCAAAGGTTAAAGGCTCTTCCCATTGTCCTATTTTTGGGTACGCAACACCTTTAATAGGAAATTGTCGACGAACATAATTAGCAGCCACTAAAGGTTCGTTATGAGCTAGTAATCTTACAGCAGTAGTTGCAGGAAATACCATGTCACTATCTAACCATAACATATATTCACAACCTAATTTTACTGCTTCAGTAGCCAATCGTTCTCGTTGATTAAGAAGTATTGTACTACCATCCATAAACACTTGAGTATCTAGATCATTCATAGTGTTAAACTTAACCATTTCTAGCAAGCTCATCGCATGGGCAGAATGCAATGTGTCTCTACAGGGTACTAAAACTGCTAATTTACCTTTTTTAGAACTCCACGCTGTTGAATCGAATACGCTTTTCTTTTTCATGCTCCTGCTATGTCCTTACTTAATATTTCGCCTTTGATAACTAACCCTTGAATAGCTGTTAGTAAATCTTGTGTGCGTTTAGCACATAGTATAAAGTCATTAGGACTTAATTTACAAGCAGTATTCATAGAATCAAAACCAATTTTACCATTGGTCAGCAACTCAATGGCGCTAGTTCTAGCAAGATTTTCTATAAAGGCCATTTTTGATTCTTCTTCGGAAGAATTAAGTAAACTTATACATTCCTTTTCATCCATATCAGATAATAATTCTGTTAGATGTTTTAGTTCTATTTTTTCTTCGTTAGATAAAGATTTATTATTTTTTAATTCTTGAATTCGATTAAAAAATTTTAAAAGTGTATCGGGATTAGAATCACGATCAAAATAAACTAATTCGTCTAATTCCCACTTTTTTGGACTTTTATGTACTTTTGTTATTATTTTTTCAATGTTTTCTATTTTCATGGGTATGGGTATGGTGTTGGTTTTGCGCCAAATGTGTCAGATAAACTAATTTGTGTTCCCGTAGATACTGATGCAAATGGGCCAAGTACACTGCTTAAACTAATGTTTGGTGCAGATGGGGGATATGGACCGCCTGCAAATGCTGCATATACTTTTCCCATTGCAATTGCTGTACCTGTATAAGGAATAAATCCTGACATCTTAAATGACCTTCATATTTATTGACCAACCACTTTACCCTTATAGATTTTTGATTCTAGTCATATGATATTTATCAATAAAAAGAATTTTAAGATGCTTAGAAATTAAGATGATTTAGCAATATATTTGTTTTTAAATTTAGCTCTAACAGACATAATA